AATGTCCAGAGGGATACGAGCTTGTGGATGCACCAAACGGTCCTACCTGTGTTAAGATTGAGGAGTCGTATCGACTACGAGCGGGTGCAAGTACTAGACCATATACAGGACAGACTATACGCCCTGGGGACACGGGCCCCGGACAACGAAGACAACAATACGATAGAAGGACCTATACGGCGGCTACACCTAGATGAACTTACAAGCACTACCAGAAGAAGCGTTAAAAGAAATCTTGGCCTTAACCGAGGCTAAGAAACGCATGGATTTAAGGGAAGAGGCTCACGAAAGCTTTATGCCCTTTGTCCATCATGTGTATGATAATTTCATTGAGGGCCGTCATCACCGGATTATTGCCGAAAAACTTGAACGTGTTGCGCGAGGAGAACTCAAGAGATTAATTATCAACATGCCTCCGCGTCATTCAAAGTCTGAGTTTGCATCCTACTTGATGCCTGCTTGGTTTCTAGGTAGAAATCCTAAATTAAAAATCATCCAAGCTACGCACAACACTGAGTTGGCAGTGCGATTTGGACGTAAAGTGAGGGATTTAATCGATGACCCAGAGTACAAAACTATTTTTCCGAATACAAACCTTAAAGAAGACAATAAAGGCGCAGGCACTTGGGGCACTGACTTGGGTGCGGAGTACTTTGCGGCGGGTGTTGGCGCTGCCATCACGGGTCGTGGTGCGGATTTACTCGTCATTGATGACCCGCATTCGGAACAAGATGCGTTAAGCTCTACTGCATTCGACCATGCATACGAATGGTACACCTCTGGACCTAGACAACGTCTACAGCCGGGCGGTGCTATCATAATTGTTATGACCCGTTGGGGTAAAAAGGATTTGACAGGTAGATTGTTGGCCCAACAGGGCAGCGATATCATGTCAGATCAGTGGGAAGTTGTAGAATTTCCTGCAATTATGCCTAGCGATAAGCCGTTGTGGCCTGAGTTTTGGGAAAAAAACGCGCTTTTATCCATTAAAGCGTCTCTTCCTGTAGCAAAGTGGAACGCTCAGTGGCAACAGAATCCCACTGGGTCTGAATCTGCTATTATCAAGCGCGAATGGTGGAATCGTTGGGAAGAAGAAAAGATCCCTCGATTAGATTATGTATTGCAGTCTTACGATACAGCGTTTTCCAAGAAAGAATCTGCCGACTATTCTGCGATTACTACTTGGGGTGTGTTCAAGCCAGAAGAAGGTGGCCCAGATCACATTATTCTGTTAGACGCACAAAGAGGACGATGGAATTTTCCAGAGTTAAAAGATCAGGCTTTCGAAGAATACGAATACTGGGAGCCAGATATGGTTCTGATCGAGGCAAAAGCTACAGGTACGCCTTTGATCCAAGAGCTAAGACTTAAAGGTATTCCTGCACTGGGGTTCTCCCCAGGTAAAGGGAATGATAAAATTAGCCGGATGCATATGGTAGCTCCTATGTTTGAGTCAGGAATGGTATGGGCTCCGGACGATAAGAAATTTGCAGAAGAAGTCATTGAGGAAGTAGTTTCATTTCCCAATGGTGACAATGATGATTTTTGTGATAGTATGACACTAGCACTAATGCGTTTTCGACAAGGCGGGTTTATTTCGTTAGACGGAGAAGACGATGGGGATGACTTCGTCCCTCGTAAACGGGAGTATTACTAATGGCCTTGCCACCACGCCCAATGGGCCCAGTTGATTCTGGAATTAGAATGGAAGATATGTTGCCTACACAAGCATCTGTTGATGTAGATGTAATGCAGCCAGAAGAATTTGAAGGCGGGGCCGAAGTTCTCGATGACGGTCAGGGCGGAGCTATTATCCAATCCTTGATGGAATCGATGGAAGGTGTTGAAGTTGACATCCCCTTAGAACATGACGCGAATTTAGCAGAAGAACTTGACGAAGGTTATCTAGGAGAACTATCGTCGGATCTTCGCGCCTCATACGAAGATGACTTGGAGTCTAGGTCTGAGTGGGAAGAAGCTTACACTAAAGGTTTAGATCAGTTAGGTATTAAACAACAAGAGCGCACACAGCCTTTCCAAGGTGCGTCCGGTGTTACTCACCCGTTGATTTCAGAAAGCGTAACTCAATTCCAAGCACAAGCATATAAAGAGCTTCTCCCTTCTGGTGGCCCAGTTAAAACTCAAGTCTTAGGTCTGCAAGATCAGGCTCGAGAAGATCAGGCCACCCGAGTTAAACACTTTATGAACTATCAGATCATGGAAGTTATGGAAGAGTTCGATCCGGATATGGATCAACTGTTGTTTTATTTGCCGTTGTCGGGTTCTTGTTTCAAGAAAGTCTGGTTCGATAATTCTAAACAACGAGCTGTGGCGCAGTTTATTCCTGCGCAAGATCTTGTTGTTCCTTACGCTGCATCTGATTTAGCTACCGCATCAAGAGTTACTCACGTCTTGAAGATGGATGCTAATGCTATCCGTAAAATGCAGATCGCAGGAATATACCGTGACGTAGAGTTAAGCACCTATGAAGGCGATGATGACGAGGTTCGTCAGAAAGTTGACGAGATACAAGGCACGTCTAAGACATACATGGACGATGTCTACACTATCTTGGAGATGCATGTTGATTTGGACCTAGAGGGTTTTGAGGACATGTCTCCTACGGGTGAGCCGACAGGTATTGCCCTTCCTTACATTGTTTCTGTTGACGAAGGCTCTGGTCATATTCTTTCTGTTCGCCGGAACTTCCAAGAGGATACTCCTTTAGCGAAGAAGCAACAGTATTTTGTTCACTATAAGTTTATGCCTGGATTAGGATTCTACGGCTTTGGTTTAATCCACATGATTGGTGGTTTGGGCCGCGCAGCTACAAGCATTCTTCGCCAGTTGATCGACGCCGGAACCTTGGCTAACCTCCCTGCTGGGTTCAAGGCTCGGGGTGTAAGGGTTCGCAATGACGATGAGCCCTTACAGCCCGGAGAATGGCGAGATATTGACGCTCCTGGTGGCAACATCAGGGATGCTATTATCCCGCTCCCGTACAAGGAACCTTCCGCAACCTTACAAAACCTACTTGGGACGCTCATAGAAGGCGGTAGACGCTTTGTTCAGCTTGCTGACCAGCAAACAGGTGATACCAACGCCAACGCCCCTGTAGGGACCACTGTGGCGCGTCTAGAGCGCGGCATGAAAGTTATGTCTGCGATTCACAAGCGACTGCATTACGCTCAGAAGCAAGAGTTTAGAGTTTTAGCTAGAATCTTTAGGGACAATCTTCCTCAAGAATATCCATATGATGTTCAAGGTGGAGATCGTATGATCATGGCTGCGGACTTCGATGATCGGATTGACGTAGTTCCTGTAAGTGATCCAAACATCTTCTCTATGGCGCAACGTGTAACTTTAGCTCAAACGCAGCTACAGTTGGCGCAATCAAACCCAGAGATGCACAACCTACATGCAGCATATAGACGTATGTATCAGGCACTAGAAGTACAAAACATAGATGAAGTTCTTCCTCCTCCTCCTCAACCGGAGCCGTTAGACCCTGCGATTGAGAACGCTAGGGCGTTGATGGGTGAAATACTTACAACTTTTCCAGATCAGGATCATGATGCCCACATCCGCATTCACTTAATGTTTATGCAGACTCCTTTGGTTTCTACTTCGCCACAGGTCATGGGTACGTTTTATGCTCATCTGATGGAACACATATCTCAAAAAGCTCGTCAGATGGTTCAATTTGAGATTGCTGGTATAATCCAACAGGCGCAAGCTTCGGCAAATACTGGTAAGATCGATCCTCAAGCTGCTCAAGCTCAGATTGCAAAAGTCCAACAGGATATGCAAAACCCTGCTGAGATGGAAAAACTAATCTCCATGCAGACAGAGCAGTTAATAACTGAGGTTATGCCTCAGATGATGCCAGAGGGTAACAGTCCAATGGACGATCCTCTCGTACAAATTCGTATGCAGGAACTTGATCTGAAGCAAAAAGACCTCCAGCGCAAGACTGAAGAGGATCAAGGACAGATGCTTGTAGAGCTACAGAAAATGGAACAACGCGCTACTACAGATGCTGCAAGAATAGAAAGCCAAGAGGAGATTGCGGACAAACGAAACGAAGTTAACCGCGAAAGAATTGATGTACAGCGAGATAAGATGAACAGGGGTTAAGATGAGCAAGTTTAATAAAATTCGCTTATTTACAGCACTGTTCTTTTTTATCACTGTAGGGAACACTGTCTTTGCTGAAGATGATGTAATAAGAACGGACACTAACAGCACTATAACTTCTGACGGTTCGATGGATACCACCATCAACAGTCCGCCGCCTTCTGCAATTTCTCCACAGATTAGCGCAAGCAACTCTGACCTATGTACTGTAGGTGTTGCGGGGGCGGTGCAGACACAGATCCTAGGTATATCCGCAGGTAGAACTGTACGAGATATGAACTGTGAAAAGCTCAAGAACGCTAAGACTATGTATGATATGGGCATGAAAGTTGCTGCCGTATCAGTCATGTGTCAGGACGAAAGAGTGTTTGAAGCCATGCTCAACGCGGGGACGCCCTGCCCCAAGGATGGGTTGGTGGGAGATAAAGCTAGGCTTGCATGGGAGATGGAAGCGGTTAAGGAAGAAATACAAAGAGATCAGAACAATCCTATGAGAAAGATGTTCAATGAAAACGTTGAAACAAAAACAGGTCTTGGTGTTATTATTAGCACTTTGGCCTTCTTACTCTTCTTGTGATCCCTATAGCTATGGGGCAACAGGGAACGCCGCGTCCACAGCACTAAGCTGGGGGATGGGTTCTGTCTTGCCCGATGTTCCAGGCATAGACATAAACGGTCTTTTATACAGATATACCACGGTCAAGAACCCAGAAGATGATATGAAAGTCCACGTTGGAAATAAGAACGCTAGCGGAGACGGCTATATCTTTCGAGAAACCGACGACTGGTCGGGAGTTCCCGGAAACACCATCGTTAAATCCTTTCCCCTTTCTAACATTCCAGCTACCCAATGGGGCGCAGGTTCGATTGACATTGAAGGGAAAGGTTCGGTCAAAGATGCTGTGGTTATATATAACTATAGGATCGACGAGTGCTTTGACCCGCAGTCTAACCCTAACTGCCCAGGATATGTGAAACCCATGCCTGTTATACCTGTGATTGAAGTCTATGATGCACTGGAAGATGACGCTGTTGTGGACGCTATAGACGCCGACACAGACTTTCAGTATGATGAAGACGGAGAGTTGATACTTTCTGAGGAGGAAGAGGAAGAAGAAACCAGAATTGAAATGGGGCTGACGGCATCTGCCAATGCGTTGACTCTATTTAAAACGCAAGGACAAGATCAGATTATTATGGCTATCAATCAACAAACTAATCTTAATATGTATTACAATGCATCTATTAACGGTGGTTCGTATGCTGATGCCCCTGGTCTTGCTGATTCAGAGATACCTGATAACAAGAAAGCCCTTCGCAATAATTTGGCACAACAGATTCTGCATGAGAAGATGGTCGATATGCAGTATAACAAATGAGGTTTAATATGAAATATTCTATTGCAATACTTTCACTATGCGCGTTTCCTGCATTAGCTAACGTCGAGATTACAGGTAGTGTAGAAGCTAAATGTGTCATTCAAACAACTAAAAGCGGTGTATACGGAAACCCGATTGCTAGTAAGTTAAGCACTACTCCTTCTGACGGGGGCGTATTGCCAGTAATTAGATACGATGTATCCATTGCGGATTCCTACACAGCTAACATAACGCATCCAACATCGTTTAGTTCTTCCCCTACATTAACAGACACATTAGCGTGGACAGGTAGTACGACGGTCACACAAACGTCTGTGTCAGGAATGTCCGCTTATAACGATGCTAAAGTAGTCGTAGATAACACTTCGATATTTAATCTTACGCTCGCGGGGTCAACATGGTTCTCTACTGCTTCTAGTGCTGTGTACGGTTCAGCTAAACCGTTTCCCGGAGGAAACTACACTGCGGTTGTGCAGGCCAGTTGTGTCGCTAAGTAAGTTACTCATAATAGGTATGTTAGCTGCTTCTAGTGCGTTCGCGCACGAAATGACGCCTGCTTATCCAGAAGTAAAGATGTCCCACGTCAAAAACGTAGTTAAAGTAGAGATGTCTTTGTTTAACTCTAGGGAAGAAATAAATTACTATCAGGTCGATTTATTTGATTTAAACTGGATGCCTATACCTTTTTCTACGCCGTATAGAATTATGAAGGTTGATTATAAAGAACATAAAGCTTTTGATGTCTACATAAGGAAGAGAGATTTACCCGAAGCAGTCTTTCTATGTACAACCTCAAAGGTCAGGAAAACTAATATATCCAGGACACTTGTTTCTTCTACAATATGCTCAAGGCTAGACGGAGAACCTGCATGAGATTAGCGTTAGCTTTTTGTGTTTTATCAAGTTCTGTTGTGGCCGACAACAGCTCTCTTTCGCTTGCTTTGCCAAGCCCGCCAATGAACTACCAATCGGATTCGTTTTCAACGGGTAGTACACGGTGCAGTAACGCTGTCGGTGGAGGCGTAAACTTAGAGTATGGCGTAACAGGTGTTCTTTCTGGCCTAGATACTGACAGCCGTGGCAAAGATATAGGCGTATACGCACGTATTGTTATACCCTTGGATAAACCCAAAGCCCGTATTAACTGTGATGACCTCTATCAGATAGAGTTGGCGCAACGCAGACTAGAGATACAAAAGCTACGCGATGAGATAGAAGCACTGAGGAACTTACAAAATGCTGGCGGTGAGATGGAGTTTGAAAACTAATGGATACTACCAAGATAGCAGATAACATTGACGGACTTGCAGATCGAGAGTTTAAGACAGGTGGTATGAAGTTATCACTTGGTTCTATAATGGCTATACTTGCGTTCTTATCTACAGTGGTAGGTGGTTTGTACGGTGGGTTTGTGATGTACCAAAAGATCGAGGAGGTTGCAGGACTAGACCTCGGGGAATATCAACAAGCAATGGACGTTATGGATGCGAAGGTGACAGGCATATCTGAAAAGGTTGAAGAGTCAGTAGAATACAGCCGCGACATTAAAAACGGGTTACGTTCGGACATATTAAGCATTGAGAAACAAACAGATCGTGTGGAGGATATGGTTCGTGAATCTGAAGACAAGGTTCGTACTATGATAGATAATGCAGAAGTTCGCTTTGAAAATCAACGTGAACGTGTTAGGGTTTCACAAAGTGGAGCTATGAAAGAGCTTGAAGAAAAACTAATGGATAAGA